AACTTCAAGTCATTGCCAGAGGCGACCATGAAGACCAAGACCGTAGATTTAGGCAGCAAGGGCAGTTTTCAAGAGAAGCCGGGCGCGCTACACGCCATGCTTCATGTTCCTCCCGACCAGAAGCTGACAGCCGCACAGGAAACGCCGAAGCCGGGCGACTCGCCGCTGTTACGTCGGCGCAAGGCGTCGGCCAAGGGTTTCTCCGCGATGAAACACTGAGAGGTAGCATGGACTTTGAGCAGCAAAAGCCGATAACAGACGAGTTCCGCAAGGGGTGGGAGCGAATCTACGTGCAGCAGGAAGTGCGGAAAGAGAAGAGCGTAGACAGCGCGGGAACCTACAAAAACGGCTGCCCGATCCTGAGCGATGGCCCACAGAAAGACGATCTATGACGCCCTTAGTTGTCGATGAAATTTCCCTGCGCATGGCTGATGAAATATGTCAGACTTGGCGCTCTTTCCGGGAATCTGACAGAGCGCCACAGATTAAGGCGCGGATTCAAGTAGCGATAGCGTCGGCAATTGTGCAGGAATTGTCGTTCACGACAAAGAGAGAGATGGGGCTCTAATGCCTGACCCAACGCTGAACCCCGACGACATCGAGCAAGACGAGCAAGAACCCATTGCGCCGCGCCTGACGCCGATGCCCTGGCCGCCCCCCGGCTACACTCCAGGTAAGATCGCGCCGTGGTTCTGCGGTGCGCAGGAAAACGGCAAAGAGGAAATCTACGGGCCGGACGAACTGGGCGAGTACGTCTCAGCGATTGAGCAGCTTACGCAGAACGTCAACAAGACGGACTCTGCCGCGCGAATCTGGGAAGTGCTCCAAGCGTGGGAGATGCGCTTGTTTCGGCGCAATTACCAGTTTCTGAATGTGGGCTGGAAGGGTTGGGGCATGTTCGGCGGCTCATCTGGCGCCAACGGTGCGCAGAGCGTCATGGCGGCCGGCAACGCGATGAAACTGTTCTCGTGCAATGTCTTTGGCGCACGCCACAAGAAGATTACCGCGCTCCTTAGCCGGGTTGTGCCGGGTACGACCGTCGCCGCGGTGGACGACGAAGATCCGATGGACCAGGCCGCAAGCGAAGAGGCTGAGAAGTTCCTTGAAGTGTTTCTGCATCAGGCAAACCTCAAGGGAGTAGTCAAGAAGGCGGCTGGCTATTTCTGCACAGATGACCGCGTTGGCTTCCTGACGTTCACGGTGGCCGACCAGACGCGCTGGGGGACAGAACTTCCCAACAGAAAGCAGGAGACTTATGGAGCCCAGGAAGCGGACGGCGTTACGCCTGAGACCGAGATGCAGCCGAGCGAAGGCGATAGTGATTCCGCAATGGGTTCCGGGGATAGTCAAGATTCGTCCGAGGCTCCATCCCGCAGAGAAGTAACCTTTGTCGGCGGCAAGTTGGAGTGGAAAGTCCCGCTCATGGCCGACGAAGAGGAAGAGATGGGCTGGTGCCGCTATCAGCACGAAGTCTCCGTAAACAAGCTCAAGAGCCAGTATCCTTGGGTCCGCAACAAGATAGCCGCTGGTGGCAATGTCGGCGGCATGGACCAGATCGACCGGCTGGCGCGCATCAATGTGCGGCTGGCAGTCCAGGCGTCCAGTTCCAGCGGAGAGGCGTACAAGAACGACTCCACCGAGAGCGTGACCTTCTTTAAGCCCAGCGAGTATGAGGGCATCGAAGACGAGGAAATCCGCGAATTGTTCCTCGAAACCTTCCCTGATGGCCTAGAAGTCTGGCACGCAGGCGGAAACTTCGCATTCTGCCGCAATTCGCGCATGTCCAAGCGTGTCAAGTTCGTGCATCCCGGGCCGGGCGACGGGCAGAACCGCGAAGCGCTGCTCACAAACTACCTTCCACTGCAAAAGGTTCTCAACGCCAATATTTCACTAGCGGACCGATATTTCCGTTCTGCGGTTCCTCGTCGCTACGCGCTTGAGCCGTATATCGATACGCAGCAAATGAATTCTCAGTCGAACGACCCCGCGAAGGTGACGGCGGTCACAGGACTTGAAGACAAAGGCATGAAGATCAGCGACATTACCGGCGTCGAGAATGTGCCTGTGCCGAATGATTCGCTGCTGACCTTCATCCAGTGGCTCATCCAGGGCGGACCCGAGGCGATGGACGGCGGATCGCCTGCCGCATTCGGAGAGGCCGATGGTTCCGAAGACCAGGGCGTGTTCAAGACCACGCGACTCAAGCGCGACCAGGCAATGCAGGTTTGGTCGATGCCTTGGGGCGCACTGTGCGAGGCCGTATGTGCCATTTCCCAGCAAGCGGTTGAGTCTGCCGCGGCGAATCGCATTGCCGACTTCAGCGCATCGCTGCCGGGGCAGAAGAAGCTCAAGATTGAGTTGAGCAAGTTGCAGGGCAATGTGCTCGTACAGCCGGAATCGCTGGAAATCCCGCAGACGCTGGCCGAGCAAGAAGAAGAGATGACCGATCTTCTGACGCAGAGCAGCAATGTCGCGCTCTACCAGCAGATCATGATGGACCCGCGCAACCTGAGTGTGTTCGCCAAGTTCCCAAGCCTGAAGGAATTGAACATCCCTAACGCTGACCAGGTGGAAGCGCAGCAGGGCGAGTTTGAGATTCTGATGCGCTCCGGGGCGGTGCCGAATCCGCAGTTGGAGCCGCTCCAGCAGCAACTCGCCGCCATCGCGCAGCAGATCAAGGAAGGGCAGACACATCCCGAGGCGCAGACGCCAGAGGGCCAGCAGGCGATGCAGGCTCTTCAGCAAGCCGCGCAGCAGTTGCAACAGCAGATGCAGGCCATGCCGCCGCTAGTCTCAACCGTGCCTATCGCGCAAGATAACAGCGAGAATCACATGATCCACGCGGCAATCACGCTGGGCATGTTAACCTCGCCGACCGGGCGCAAACTCAAGCACGGCAACGAGGAGCAGCAGGCGATCTGGCAGAACCTGAAACTGCACTGGCAAGAGCACATTCAAATCCTGAAGCAACTTCAGCCCCCTCCGCAGATGGACATCAAGGCTAACGTAACGTGCGACATCAACAAGATCGCAACTCCAGAAGCTCAGGCAAAAGCATTCCAGGCTTTTGGTTTGGAGGTTGCTCCATCAGAACTTCAGACGCAAGACCAGACGCATGAGATAAAAACAACCAAGGAAGGCATCGATGCAGAAGGTACACCCGTCAAACAGGAGATTTCAATAGCTGGAAAACCCTTGCGGTGAGATACTGAAAGCATGAACGGAAAAGGATACATCTATCTCATTACGAATGAGATCAACCATAAGGGGTATGTAGGAAAAACAAACCTTACGGTTGCGAAACGGTGGAAGACGCATCTTTATCATGCGAAGCGCGGAAGTATGCAGGCAATCCATTGTGCCATCCGGGAATACGGACTCGATAATTTTTCTGTGCGCGAAATTTGCCGATGCGATGAACTTTTATTGAACGACCTCGAAAAGCATTACATTGAATTCTTTGGGACTTTGGCACACGTCGGGCACGGTTACAATTTGACTGTCGGCGGGGATGGAGGGAAGGGCCGAGTTACTTCCGAGGAAACAAAGAAGAAGTTGTCCGCTTCAAAGAAAGGGCAGATTCCTTGGTGTGCTGGTACCAAAGGTGTCCTCAAGGCTAATTCTGGATCATTTAAGAAAGGTCACACCTCTCTTCTCGGTTCTGGCTTCAAAAAAGGGAATCAGTTAGGCAGGAACATGAAGGGATATAAGCATTCAAAAGAGGCACTACAGAAAATGCGTGATAACCGGCCCAAGAAATGGTCGGTCGCAAGGCGGGCAGTTTACGAGTTCAATAAGGTTTCAGTGGTAGGAAATCCGCTCAACTGAGTGACGGAAACGAGGAGACATGGCAGATGAAGGCGTAATGGAAGTCGAGCAAGTAGAATCCGAAGCAGGGAATCAAGTTGAGCAACAGGACGGCGCGGAGCAGAACGAAGGCGGCGAAGGCCAGCGCACAGAGCAGGACGATCCCTACTCGTCCAAAGCCAGCCGCGAGTATTCGCAATGGCTGAAAAGCCTGCGCGACTCAGGCGACCCCCAGTCTGCCAAGTTTGCGCGCCTCGCCAAGGACAACCACGGCCAGATGTTCGCACTGCGCCAGCTTGAAAAGCAGGGGCTTGAGGGTGTGCGCGAGAAGTACGCGATCCTCGATTCCGTCATCCACTCGGACCCGGAGCGCGGCGAACTGCATGGTGCGGAAGCAATCGCGGCATTGCAGGATAGCGTGCGCGAGATGGCCGAGGTGGATGAGCTGCTGGCCGCTGGCGATCCCAAGGCGCTCGAAGCGCTGGGCGAGGACTTCAACGAGGGGCTGGCAAAGCTTGCGCCGTCTATCCTTGACCGCGTGCG